TATTGGATGGTGCTAATCCATAAGTTCTTGTATTTAAAAAGTTTGCAGGATCGAATGCAGTATCTAATTTACTAACACCACTTGCTAACGATGAACCAACTCTATCTGGATTTGGAATAATCTCTTCATCAGGATTATCTGATACACCTGCACCAAATCTTAATTCAGTTCTATTATCATCTCTGATAAATGCTGTAAATCTTCGTGGTGTCTTTCTTAACTTTAATAGATAAGGTGCTGTATCGTTGTATTGTGTTAAATCAGAATCATTTGCTGATGTATTCTCTACCTCATCAAATATTGTATCTTGTGCTAGAAAAGGAACTTCATACCAACTATTACCATCACTATCTACACATGATATAATCTCTATAACATTTGGATTACCCAATACTATTTTATCATATTGAACTGCAGAAGTAAATGTAACTAACTCTTCTTTCACTTCACCACTAATAGCTCTAACTCTTTTCTTTAACAAATATTTTGTTGGAACATTAGAGTCTGTCTCAAATATAGAAACTGTAGTAGGATCGTAAGAACTTGAATATTTAAAGTTTACATCTTCCATAAACCTAAATGTTTTACCTGTAGATTCTGATTTTGCTTTTGTGTTGTTTGTAACAGTTAAAGCATAATTCATATTAGGTCTTGTAGAATCTCCTGTTCCTGTAGCTGGAACGGTTTGGAAAACATCTAATACAGCTGAAGCAGGATAACTAACTTTTGGTTTGTATCCTAATGATTGTGCTATATTATAAATTGTTCTTTTTTCTTCAGCGTATGCTAAGATAGATTCTTTAAATTGACTATCCACATAATAAGAAAGTACATCGCCAATATAAGCTGCCATTTCAATAAACATCATTCCAGGAGAAGACTCATTGAAGTCTGTATATGTAGTTGGAAAATATGTTTTTGCATATTCTATCAAGTCATTTCTAAATCCTTCAAAGTCTTTATTTAAATATTTGACTTCTTTAGATACATCTTTTACTGGGCCTGTCGTATTCGTAGGCATTTACTATCTCCTATACTGTAGTATTAAAATCTAAAACTATTTGATCTTTTGCATCTGGTGTTGTTGATACTGAAAATTTTAATTGAACATTTAATCTGTTTGGGTTTACACCATCTACAGTTGTGTTAACTTCTTCTATAGTAATATAAGGAAGCCATTTATCTACTGCTTCATTTATCACTTGTTCAATTAATGCATCATCTTTAAACTCAAATACAACCTCTAATAATCTTGAACCAAATTCTGGTTGGTGTGGTCGTTCACCTAAGTTTGTTAAAAGTAAATTTTTTAAATTGTGTCTAGCTTGTTCTGCTAATGTTTTTGTTCTATTAAACAATCCACTACCAGCGTACCCAAGTGGGAAAGATAAACCAATTCTGGTGTTTGGGTCTAAATCATTTTCAATTGTAGATTTTGCCATTATTTACCTTTGTTTATTACTTTCATCAAGTCTGTATAATCTCTTGTAAGTGCGTTAACAACTCCATCACCTACTTGGTCTGGAGTAACACCTTTTTCTGCTAAAGTTTGTGCTGCAACCTTATCCCTTTTTAATTCGGGACTTGCCATATCACCATAACCTAATAAGTCTGCCATATTATCTGTAGTGTATTGTTTACCACCCATATCAGGATATTCTTCTTGTGGTCCTTTTGTCAAACCAACTGTTTCATTTAATATGTCATTCAATGATTTATTATCTTTAATATATGTAACTTTTTTCTTAGGTTTGATATTTGATTTTTTTTGTGGAATAGCTTTTACTTTATTCTCACTAATAAGTATCTTACCTACTTCTTTTTTAACTTCTTCTCGTACGAGTTTTCTTATAACTTTTACAAGGTCTTTTTTAGTCATTATTATTACCTCTTTTTTGTTTATTCAACTTCTACTACCTTACTCAATATTGCTGGTAGTAATTCAATTTTTATGGTTAAATCTTTTAACGTATTTTCTGCAGCTTTGGCTACTGTCTCAGCTGACACTTGTAATGGTATTGCTGTAGCTCCTGGTAGAAGTGGTGTCAATGGAGTTAGTATTGGTGTCAAAATGTTTGAACATATATCTGATACTGCTTGTGTTGTTACTTTTTGCATTTCTAATATTTGTTCTAATACTTCTTTTAACTCATTTCCTCTTACAGCTGGTGATGGACCTACAGTCGATAATTCACCATACAATCCTATGTTATCTGCATATGTTACTACTCTACCATCTACAGCTGATGTAATAACATTAGAACTTCTAAATCTTATATTTTTAGTTTTTCCTGGTTCATCATTACCAATACCTCTACCAATATTAATATCAGGTGAATATAAATTTAAACCTTGTTTAGCTGATACACCAAACGTGTTTAGTGTTGAAAAATCTACTGGTCCGTTACTAAAACCAAGAATACCATCTTCCTTACTATTAAATATCAATCTACCTGAATTAAGAATGATTTGTTTTCCACTAAACTCTGCTGGTGCTACTTCGGTTGGATATATGTTTGAGTCTTCTAATGTTGCTGGTGTTAGTGAAACTGTTTCGTCTGTAGTCATCCACATAGAAGAAGCATCTAAGTTTATGTTTTCGGCGACAGGTGCAGTTAGTGGTGCATTGTTAAGTTGTTCTAATATACCCTCTTGACCAAACTTACCTGCATCTTGTAATTGTCCTGCTCTCAATTTTATATTTGGTGAATCTTTAGCTTCACTTCTTATATTACTACCTAATTTTATAGAATTTCCAAATCTACCATTGAATACAACATCACCCTCATCTGCAACTACCTGTCTAAAATTAAAGTTAGCTTCAAATGATTCTCCTAACTTTCTTCCTTTTCTATCTTGTTTATTTTTTACTATTTCAGTATCAGCTGTTTCTAATGTTTTGTTTCTTTTTGCATTACCATCACTTAATTGAAATTTTTTATCAAATCCTTGATAAGATGCATTATTTGGATTATTAAAAAGATTTATTTTACTTGAATAAAAAAATTCACCAAATAATTTTTGAACCATTACGTATTCACCTTCAACGGGTAATTCTTTTATATTTGTATTTAAAGGTTTTGCTCTAAGTCCTCTAGCTTCGCCAGTTTCATAAGGTATACCTCTACCATTTACCTGTTGAAAATATATAGAACCAAGTTCTTCATACTTTGGTTGGTCATCTACATCCAATTCTAAATCTTGTACAGTAGTTAAAACTTTTTTAACTTCTGCTAAAACAGCGACTGTTGTTGTAGCAACATTAATTTCTCTAATTAATTTTGATGTTGTTAGTCTAACGTGTTTATCGACATCTTTTGTAGATGTTAAACCACCTACTGCGGTACTTATAGAATCAAGTTGTATATCTTTAAGAAGGTCCATTTAACTTTCCGTTGATTTAAAATCCTTTGTAATATTATCAGAATATTTTTGAACATCATCTGCAGTTTCTTCTACTGCTTTCATTAGTTGTTCTTTTTCTGAATCAGATAACCCAAATGAATCTTCTGAACCACCTTTAGATTCGGAAGCAACCAATCTTTGAACGATTGCTGCTATCTTTACTAATTGGTCATCGTTTTTTACATTAATTTCAAGATACTCTTTTAACATAGGAACTATTTGAACTGCAGTATCACCATCCTTGATATATCCTACAAGTTCTCTCGTTAAAACATCTAATTGTTGTCTATTTTTTTCAGTATTGTCGTAAATGTCCTTAAATACATCAGATAGGGATTTACCATCAAATACTTCATAATCTGTAGCCATATAAACTCCGTAATATTAATACTTATGATTTGTTTGATTTAATTTTATCCATGAGGGTTTCATAATATAAATATAAAAATATTATGTTTTAGATAGTTATTATTGAGGTTGCTTGGTTTCAGGACTAAGTAACCTTTTTTTGTTAACTAACGGGAGAAAACCAATGAAGGAAATCGTAACAATGGTAAAAGGCTATGTAGATGACTTAGCTCATCTTATGATGTCTTTTATAGCCATTGGTGCTGTGTCTGAAGTAATCTTTGGAACTGGCATCTTTGGTGTTAATGTTATAGGTAACCTGACAACCATCATAAATAATTTCGGCGAATCTGGCTTCGCTGGACTTGTCGCATTGTTGGTGTTGGTCGGTTTATTTCGTAAGTAGGAACGAGATAGTCTTATATTTCCTACAAGTATGGGACACAAAAAAAAGGGGAGCGAAAGCTTCCCTTTTTTTGTTTATATGAGCCGTTGACAGGATTCGAACCAGTGACCTGCTGATTACAAATCAGCTGCTCTACCAACTGAGCTACAACGGCAACTCGACTACATTCTATTGTAACCTATTTTTTATAATTTTTTGGATATACCTTTAATTCGTTAATTTCTTCTTTACTGAATTTATCAAAGTATTTTGTTTCTACTAATGTTTTATGTGCTTTAGCCATATCTACATTATCCACAATATTGATTAGAAAGTAAGGTGTACCTTTTCTTGTTTCTTCACCTGCTGCTGTAAACTCTTCGAATGGTGACAGACATAATGCTTTTAAATTATCATGTCCTTTTTCTTTCATCAAACGTTGTAGTTTTTTTTGAAATTCTTTTCTATCCACATCTTTCCAATTCACACCCTCAGTATTTTCACAAACTATTAAAGCTGATACATAATCACTTTCTTTAAATTTTTCTAATACATCTAAGTATGATTCTTCACTTGGATTCCAAGTCTCTATCATTATCTTATTGTTTTGTCTTTCTGCTTTTACAAAAGGACAAACAGGCATACCACCAAAATTATCACTTGGTTTTTCTAGGTAATCAATGTACCTATCTACTTCTTCTAGTATTTGTTTTTTACTCATATAGTGGAGCTGACAGGGATCGAACCTGCGACCTCCGCAGTGCAAGTGCGGCGCTCTCCCAACTGAGCTACAGCCCCATACTTCATGTCAGTAACGACATAAGTTTACTTGGGTGGTGAAAAGATTTTCTTAGCACCCTTAACTACAGCTTCAAAAAACGGATTGTCTTTTGTAGTAGATTTTTTTCTACGTGTAGTTGTTTTTCTTTTTGCTTTTGGCATAATCACCTCTTTTATTAATTGAACATAGCATTCATATATGAACCAGTATTCATATTAGCAACTGAACCTGATGATTGAAACATCTTCTGCATCTTAAAATACTGTTTCTTCATCTGATTGATAACCCTTGTAATATGTTGTGTATTAGAACCTGTTCGTTCTCTGATTAAAATATACAAAGCTTTCTTGTTAAAGTTTTCTATGTTATGTCTGTGTTTGAATAAATAGATTACAGAATCAGCAACATTTA